AGCGGGTGGTACAGAATGGTTCGGGAAAACCCTTGCACCGGCCAGCGTTTTGTTTTTCAAAATGCTGACAATCTTTTTCCTGATTAGTTTGCGGGTTTTCTTGGTTATGGTTGCAACGGCCATCTAACAATCCTTGTGAAGTATCAGGACGCCAGAAACACCTTCCACGCCATCTTCTTTTACCTCGACAACTTTGTATGGGTTGCCACCTATTTCGCACCTGTCGCCTTTTACTGGCTTGGCTGCTAAATCTTTAAATCGAAATCCTAACGTGTAAACGTTGGATGAAATTTCGCGCTCTGTGTCCGGGTCAACAAGAACCGCCGAGTCATCGAAGATTCCGTCAAAAGTGGTTCGGCTACCCTCTTTAGGTATCCAAACCACTGGTTCACGCATTGTAGTGCGGATGTGTTTAAAAGCTGTATCCGCTAGGTCACTGAATTTGTGGGCCATTGGGATCGACCCCTTTCATTAAGCTGGTGTAAGCCTAATTTCAACTTCAGTGTCGCCGTTTCCAGCCGCTTTAACAACAGTTCCAACGCCATCAAGATCGCCAGAAGCAAGCTTAACTTCCTTCGTGGTGTCATCCCAGTTGACTTTCGCGCCAACAGCCATCACGTCAGTTGCAAGTTTTGCAGCCTTAATAACGCCTTCAACTACGATTTCAGCGTTGCGGGTTCCCGAAGCTGAATCGCCAGTGGCATAACCGAAAAGACTTCCAACAAGTTTACCTTCACCACTAACAGTTGGACCGTCAACAGTGATATGGTTTCCAGGTTTGACAAAATTTTTCATTTAAAAAATCTCCAACATAACTGGCGGCCATTACGCCGCCAATTTAAGGTTAAGGTTTAGATTACGCGCCCGCGTTCTTTTGCATCCCTCTGAAGTCGATTGCTTTAGCTCCAAGATCATGAGCGACTTTGATTTTAAGTCCAGCAACATCGAACCCTTCTTGGGTTGAAATTTGAGGCCCATCGGTTCCTTCAAGTCTTGCAAGTTCGAGCATGTCAACTTGTCCAAGGCTTGCAAACATAAACCAAGCGGTAAGTGAACCATTGGTTCCTGTTTCAAGGCGTGGTTCAACAGCAAGTTGAAGTGGCGTTCTTCCGCTTTGGCTGAAAGGTGAAACGTTTCCAGATGAATCTGGAATGATTGAAGCAAGAAGTTTTTCAGCAACAGTTTCATGTGCGGGTGGCACAAATAACCATTCTGGAACAAGCGAAATTTCAGCGCCATCAAGGCCAACTTGTCTTCGCATTGAAGCCCGAAGGTCGCCAAGGCGTGATTCGGTCGGCGCACCTGCATCTGTTGCAAGGTTATTGTGACCCGCAGAGAAAAGCGCAAGGCCATCTGCTAGGTTTGCGTTGTCTTTAATTAAATTCCACAGGAGATCACTCTCTAGGTCGGCTGCGCGGCGTCCCATACGGTCTGGAACACGAGTCATCGCGCCAAGGTCATCGTTTACAATGACTTTTCTTGAGATAGAAACGATTCTTGCAAACTCTGCGATGCGATATTTTTCAGCCGCTTCGCTCATGGTTCCGTGTTCAACTTCACCATTTTCGTTCACTTCAAGAAGTTCTGGCGCATCGCCAAGGTTTGTTCGTGCAATTTCTTTAAAATCTGATTCGAAAACTTCGCGTGTAAACGGCTGCCAAGTTTGAGGCGCTGCCAAATAACCATCGCGTAAAGTTCTGTTGACAGTGTTCGCTAGGATTTCAGAAAAGTCTGAAATCGAGTGGGAACCCCGGATTGAAAACGCTTTGTCAACAACTTGATGTTTTGACATGCCAGCAGTTCTGAAGTTGTTTTCTTCAAGAACCATGCGGGCCATTTCACTCAATGAACGGAACGCATACGGCTTGCCTTGCTCAGTAAGTTCGTAAGCTTTTCGCTCAACAAGAACGCCGCCTGAATTTTGTTTTTCTGTTTTAGGTCTGAATCTGTGAAGGATTGCATTTGTCATCCCGTCAATTCGTGAACGTCTGGAATGATCTTCGCCAACTTCAACAGTTCCGTTTGAAGAACGTGTTTGTTGTTCTGGTTGTGAGTCGGCTTTGAATTTTTCATCAATAGCAAGTTTACGAACATCGTCAACAGATTTGTCTTCGTCGATCCATTTATCAGCCAATGAGTCATCAAGTCCCATTTTTTCAGTCAATGAACGGATTGCAGAAATTCTTTGTTTTTCTGCTGCACGTTCTTCGGCTTTAATTTTTTGTAGTTCTTCATTGGTTGGCATGTCATTTTCTCCATTGGATTCAGGTTCATTAGAACGTACTTCTTCAGAGTTTTCAACCTCTGTTGTAACTTCGGGTTTTGATCGTTCAGAAACAGGTGCAGGTTCAGTTACTTCTTCTGTTTCCGGTTCTGGTTGTTCCCAACCTTCAACTGTAACTGTTCTGCACATTTTCTTGTCTTTACTTCGAACCATTGCATCGTCATCAGCGCCAGCGGGAACCAATGAGTTTTCAACAGGAAGCCATGACGTTGCACGAAGGATGGGAATTGCGTTTTCGCCTTCGCCTTCTTCGCCAACTTTTCTTAATGAATTGATATCGTACCCAACAGAAACGTTTCTAAGGATACCGTCGTCAATGTCATCCATAATCCCATTGGCTTCAGCGCGTTTTGAAAGTTTAATGACCGCCGTTCCACGCTCATTGGGTTCAAGTGTCGCTGACAAATGAACACCTAAAACTTGTTTAACACCCCTGGCTTCAGTAAAACCATGGTTATCTAAAAACGGCGCACCGTTTTTTAAACGAGTCATGTCAACTTCGGTTCGCTTTAAACCAAGTTCTTCAATCCAACGTTGGCCAGTCCATGGGTCCATGCGCTTAACTCGTGCGCCTGTTGTCCAAACAATTTCAAAAGTTCTGTTTTCACGGTCTAATGACGAAGGAACAACTGGCGCTGCTCGTGTCATAGTTGGAAGGGAAATTTCACGTTTCATTCGTTACCTTTTCGTTTGTAGCGTAAAACCTAATAACTTTTTTAGCACCTAAAACTTCAAAGTGTAAAGGTTTTAATTGCCTTCTTCTTCGTTGGTATCTTCTTCTGAATCTGTGGAATTTTCGTCTGTGTTATTATTTTGCCCTGTTCGGGCATCACTTTCAAGAACAATTCCCAGTTTATCTAGTGTTTCCATGTCACGCGCATACTCGGCAAAATGTGCGTCCGGGTCTTTTCCTTGTTCCCTGATAACCTCTGAAGGTGTCTTAAAACCAGACAGCACAGCGGTTTGGTCGGCTGTGACTTCCTTGGTTGGGTCAATCATTTCACGTTTTGGAGCGCTAAACGTCCGTTTCGCGCCTTCGATACTAGCGCCAACGGCCATGGCTTCAGTCTTAAAAATATTCCATAGCGGTGCCATAAACTTGCCAATAATCAGGTCATCGCGCCAGGTGTCGATATTGCGCTGCATCTCTAAATGACCCATTCGGCCACTTGAAAAGTTCACTTCTTGCAAGTTACCCGTCAACGAAGCATAGGCCACGTTAAGGCCACCAGCGATTGACCGCAAAACAACACTTGTGTATTCGTTGTAATTTTCAGCGCCAGGTGGTTTTGAAAACTCAATGTCTTTTCCTTGTGGAAGGAATTCAATCAACCCTGGTTCCATTTCTTCGCCGATTTCAGCTTTTACTTGTGGCGCGTCTTCTTCGCTCAAATCTTCCATGTCACGAATGAAAGCTGTGAACATGGCGGCGCACTGTTGGCGCTTTAGCGTTGCATCTTCGAACAAATCAAAATCCCGAAGCCTTAACATTACAGGTGCCAACCAAGGAACACCGCGAAGCTGTCCTGGTCTGTCTTCTTCGTAAATATGCAAAATCTGATCTGCTGGGACTTCAACCTGTGAAAGCCTTGAACCCGAAATCAATCCAATATCACCAGGGTGATCCTGGTAAAGTCTGTACGATACACGTTTACCGCGTTCATCTAGTTCGATTCCTTGTTTTACTGTGTTTCCACTTTCAAGTTTCAATGGAACTGTATCTGATGGTAAAAAATCCGACTCTAAAACCTGCAATGAAAAAGCTGGAACGTCCCACGTTCTTCCTTCCCATTCCACTTGCCGCATTTGTTCGCGTCTTATACGAATTAAGACTTCTCCACTTTCAGCAACAGATTTCATAACTAAACGCTGAATTGCTGCAAGGGTTTTAGTTCCTTCAAAATCACAAGCTGTGGTTTTGGCCCATGCACCCCATAAACCATTTAACGCTTTTTCTTGTGCGCTCTGTGTTGTTTCGTCATCGGTTTTTATCTGTGTGTGAATACCTTTTCCGATTACGTTGTTTGCAATTAAAGTTACCCCGCGCTTCGCATAGGGGTTGTTGCGAACTAAATCCCGTGATCTGTCACGAAGGCGCACAAGCGCGCCCTGTATCTCTCTGTTCGCAGAATTTGAATGTGTAACCCAACCATCTGTTCTTCGGCCAGTGGTTGCGCCTTCGTATTTTCTTTTATATTGAACGATTGCTTCGGACCTGGCGCGATAGTTCAACCGTTTTGCTTTAGCGCGTGGCGAAAAAACACCGATCAAGTTATCAATGAAAGTCGGTTTGAATTCACGTTTTTTGGTTTTCTTGGCCATCTAGCACGTTCCTTTGTCTGTTTTGCACAAAACCCTTGTGCCTGATTTACTGGTTAACCCTAAACATTTTCTGATAAGGTTCCTAGCTTTAATCAGGTCATTCATTGATCTGTATTTTACGCGGCGGTCGTTGTATTCAACCTCTAATGCACCAGTCGCAATTGCTTCTTCAATTGTTGCCAAGTGTTCTGCTGTCCAGTTTGCTGACATAGTTTTACCTTCTTCTGAAAGATGACTTTCGGCGTGTTATTTCGGTTGTTCGCTTCGGTTTTTTAACTTCCTTTTCAGATTTTGCCACAACTTTGTCTTCTTGTCTTGTCAAACTGACCCTTGCATCGGCTTCAAGTTGTTGCCACTTAGGTTCCTTGAAACGGTCTAAACCAACTAAATTGGCCGCGCCACGGGCATAAATTCGGCAATCAAGTTGCTCATTCCTGTCGTTGTTGGCTTTGATCCATTGGTGTTTTTTGAAGCCACGGATAAAAGTCACTTGCAGTTCTTCAGCTGTTAACCTTTTGAAATGTTCTTCACCGTAGTCTTCTGGAAAATGACAGAACCCATAAGGGTAACGTCCAGTTTCGTCATCTTCGTCTGGCGCATCTTGTTTCAGCCATCCATACAATTCGGACTTCGCAAGCGAAGTTCCAATGGTGAAAAGTTTTAGGCCACGGCGTATTTTTCTTTTCTTATGTGAAAGTTTAACGTCAACAGCGCGAGGTTCTGACATCAAAACCGATTGACTATCTAAACCTTTTAACGCCACAACTTTTGTTATTGGATACTTTCGAACCCAGTTATATACAGTTTGCGTTCTATAACCAGAATCGACAGCCATTAATTTAACTGGAAGTTCAGCGCCGCCTTGTGTCAGCCACACTTCTTCCATTAGCTCGTCCATTTGTTTCCAACAGTCGTCCTCAAGGTCATTAGTATCGCCATTAAAAATTCGGTAGTCGATAGACCAGGAACGTTTGTTTCTACCCCAGCCGACTAGTTCAACTTCGATACGGTCCTGCTGAATATCAACGCCACCTGTTATGAAGCAAACGCCATCAGGAAGTTCGTTTCTGTTGTAAGGTTCGCGGCGGTCATATATTCTTTTCCAGTCTGGCGCTTCGCCAGCGTCCTTCCAGACTTCACCTAAACAAGTGTTGACAAAAGTTTTTAGTTTTTCGTTGTTCTTTTCGTTTCTTGCTTCTTCCCAGTCCTTGACGGCTTCTTGCCAAGAAAACCAACCGTATGGTGAATACAGCGCGCTTAAGTGGTAGCCTTGTACCTTTTCATCGTCTGCACCTTCAGCGGTTGCCCTCCACTCGCCATTCTCAAGGAACTGTGTTTTTTGCCACTCTTCAATCTTGCAACCGTTTTCTTCACACTCATAATAAACTGTTTTTGGTTTACCCCATTCCCATTTCATACGCGGCCACGTCAATATCTGCATGTGGCCACAAGTAGGACAAGGAATAAAATAATGTTGTTGGTTCGTATTTAAAAACGCCGATTCAATGCGAGATAGCTTGTGTATGGTCGGGGTTGAAGGACAGAATATTTTCTTTTTACCGGAAAAAGTTGAAGTCCTTTTCTTGGCCAATTGTAACGGGTCCCCTTGCCCTTCCAAGTCGCCAGGGTATTCGTCAATTTCATCTGGAAAAAGATACCTTACCGGCATCGACCGCAAACCCGCGGCGCTGTTTGCACCAGTCATGTATAAAACGCCACCTGGGAAATCTTTTTGTAAAATCGTATTGCCACTGTCTCGTGTTCTGGCGTCCTTGACTCGTTGCTGTAAACGTTCACTTGCTTCAATCATTGGAGACACACGAATTTTTGAATTCTTTTTCGCGTCTTCTTCCCTCGGCATAACCATCAGCGTTGGACCGGGCGCATGGTCCATTATGTATCCAAGCCAGTTGTTTCCTAATTCAGTCGCGCCGACTTGTGCGCCTTTCATAAAATAAACTTCTTGCACTGGTGAAGAAGTTGAAAGGTCTTCCATTATTTTGCGAAGGTAAGGCGTTCGGCTTGTGCGCCACCTACCGTGTTCAGCTGAAGATACCCTGGACAAAACTCTGTGTTCATCGGCCCATTGCCACACGTTTAATTCTGGGTCAGGTTTTAACGCATCAAAAAACGTGGCTGCAAGTTCGTTACTTTTATTATAGTCAGCTTGCACCGTTCGCCTCGCTCAATCGTTCCAACGCTTTATTGATTTCGGTCTTTAACCGGCGTTCAATCTTGTTCGGGTCGGTCATACTTGCCAACTCTGGCCCTAACATACCGGGAATTTGATTCATTGAATCTCGAACTTTTCGCGCCGATTCAAACCATGTGCTTTTCACAACGTCTATGTCAACCAGTTTTCCGGCTTGTTCTTGATATTTTGTTTCTGCAAGTTTGGCCTTGTAAACCTTTTCACGCCGTTCAGCTTCACTTGATGGAATTTTATCGAAGTCAATTTGAGAAAACTTTTCAATGTCTTCCTTCCGTTGCTTCATATAATCTTCGTAGCCTTGGTTTTTCTTGTGTTTGTTGTTGCGGTCCCGTTGTGCCTGGTCAACATTTTCCAGCCATTCTTTTTTGGCCACTTCGTATTCAAAAAGCCTTCCATTGTGTCCAGTTAATTTTATAAAAGCTTTTATCCGGCCACGCCTTACCGCGTAATTGAAAGCTGTCGGCGAAATATCCAACTTCTGACACATTTCAGCAGTTGTGAAATATCCTTCGGGTATTGGTTCTCTCTTAGGTTTCAAATCACTTTGAACCACTTTTTTACGGGGTTTTCTAACGGTTTTCTTCTTGGCCGTTTTCTTCTTTTTAGTTTTCTTTTTCTTAGTTTCGGCCATCTTCTCAACTACCCGTAAACATTACTGAAACTACGCTGTTTTTGCGCGGCGATCCACC